TACATAATCACTTACTCCACGCTGGACAAATATTTTTGTACGAACACCAATCGCATAATCTAGATTTTACAGGTTCAAATACGCCAGTTTCACAACGGTCATCAACCATCGCCTTGATGTTTGAAATTCTGCCTACTGTAGCGGCTAATGAGTCGGCTGTTACATCCTCAGTGAATTTAACGCCGTCTTTAAGGTATATGAGTTCAAGAGTCGACACTGGGAAAAGTTGTATTTCTTGCATGATTGCGGCATAAATCCGCAACTGCTCAAATTTGTCCGATAGCCATTCGGCCCTGGGTGTTTTGCCAGTTTTGTAATCTGAAATCACAATGCCACCACCGCCGCCATCCATTTTTGTATAGCGGTCGATGTAGCCCTTTAAAACAACACCGCCTAGCGAATGATTAAGTTCGCTTTCTAGACCAACCGGGTGAACTGATTTAGGGTCTTCGACTTTCCATAAATTCTCAATGCAAAACCAGGCCTGCCACCTAAAATTCCGTATCTCCTCTTCGCGTCGCAATAGCGATACAACAGGTTCAGACCAAGTTGAATGCCAATACTCTTTTGCTATCTGACGAGCAGCATCAACAGTGCGCTCCATCCATGGCAACTTATAAAGATTTTCCAAAACATCATGAACAAAATTGCCCATAAGGGCTTCTTTGCCAGGCTTATCTGGGATTAAATCTATTTTACTGAATTTGAACTTCAGCGGACACTGCTCAAATGTCGACAGTGAAGATGGTGATAAATGTGGCGGTGGTTTTAATTTACCATCATCATTCAGTGACATGGCTTCCACCGAACTGTACGCGAACGGTTTCCGCCAACAATGCTTCCAATACCTCTGAAGTCACCTGCTCGGGCGAAGTTGGTTTTGGCTTGTCGCCGTAATTTGTTTTCCAAAATGCGCCAAGTTGCTCACGCTGTTCCTTGTTGAGACCCTTTGACATTTCCTTGAAATTCTCCCACTTTTGCTCATGTTCCGAAAGCGGAACATTGGCGGCGTCAATGGCCTGTTCAATCTCCATTGCCTCTTCGCTACGAGCAAGATAAAGACCAACGCCAAATGCTTGCGCGGCCTTTTTGAGTGCGTCCGAAATAGCGCCCTTGAACTCATCGCCGAGGTCAAGAATTTGTCCAGCCTTGGTCCGCTTGATTTTCTGCCCACCAATTCCGTCACGAACAATGGTGGCGAATTCGCTCACAAAGTATTCAATACGAACGTGTGCGATAACAAAGTCGGGGTCAAGCGCATCGCGCTCGCATTTCTGAATTGTGTATGACCATTTGTCAACGCCAAACACTTTGTTCAATCGCGTGATGACTTCACTAACTGGAATGTAGGTGAGGTTGACTCCACCTTTGTTAATCATCTTCTCCATTTCCTGAGGAAATGGCTCAGACAGTCTGTTGTACATGTCGCTCATTTGTTTTTATCCCCCAATCGAACAATAATGCTGGTTTTATGTTCTCCCTGTTCACAATACAGGTCTGGATTGATGCCGAGTTCGCCCAATTTGCCAACTCGCCAATACGAAACGGCGGCGTAGTCAAGCAATTTCTCAACCATTTCCATTGCGGTCATGGTGCGTTCGCCAGTGTCCATGTCTACCGACATTTCATTCAACCGCTCAGCGACGCGGCTAGCAAGTTTGGAGTGGTCCCATTTCTTGCGGTCTGTCGCGCCCTTTTTTTCGATTGTGGCGCCGGACTGAGTCTCAACCATGCCCTGATTGCCCATAAGTGAGCCAACCTTGCCGGCAAACGAGTCGTAAATAATTCCCAAATCTCGCTTCATCATGTTGAATTGTGCCAACAATTCCGCTGCTTCAGCAACGTCTGGTGTCGTCTTGATGTACTCATCAAGAAGAGAGTCAATGGCCATGAGGTCACTGCGCCACTTTTCAAATACGGAAATGTCCAATAGCATCGTTGTCTCCTAGTAATAGTGAGTTATTAACTCACACCACGATACTGACTCTTCTCCTTTGTGGCAACCCCAAACCTGTTAAATAATTAAACGCTCCAGTGGCTGAGTCAACCTGGTCATCGTGGGGCGCTGCTTCTGGGAAAGAGGACAATTCATCGAGCCAGTCGCTTAACCACGCGCCGCGAACAACTTTCACATTTCCATTGGCCATGGCGGCCGAAAACGGCCTTGCGCGAGTTATTTTGTCGCCCGTAGACCTGTTGGCGCCAAAATCAAAACCAGGCAAGACATAGCGAGCAAATTGGTCAACAACTGCCTTTCCCGATGAACCTGGTTCCTGCTCCATTCTGATTGGAACAGTAACGCCATCTTCGTATGCGGTTTGGGCTATGAATTCCTCAACTTTGTCAGCCTTAAGACGTTTTTTCCTAACGTCCAAAACATAGGCAACGCCTTGGTCAAACATCATCAATGTCCCAACGGTCCAGTCTGGGTCTGGGGTTGCCTGATTTGGCTCGGTGGCTGCCAAGTCCCAAAAGCGAACGACCCTCGCCGATGAAGTCGTGACAGGGACCTCATCATTATCTATTATAACTACTGATGTTCTGTCAAACATTGTTCCCAGCGTTGTCGACCACCAGTCGCCCTCTTCCAGTCGCCTTCGCTCAACTGGGTCAAGCGCCGAGAGTGCTTGGCGGTACGAAATGGCGTCAATGCCTGGGTTGTCGGTCAGTTTTGAAGGAACGAAGATTCTGCCCTTTTCTTTTCCCTCAACAATAAATCTTTGGCGAACCCAGTTCGGTGCTGGGTTTGACGCACAGCGCATTCGCAGGGGAACTTTGGCAAGTGGCCCGCTTGCGGGACGGCGAAGACGTGAGAAAAGATATCGATAGTCGCTTTCCCTAATTTCGGTAACCTCATCCATTCCAATAAATTGGAATTCAGAACCTTTGTATCGAAGGTAGTCGCCACTGTTGTTTAGGTAGCCGAAAGAAATTCTCGCCCCTGATGGAAATGTCGCTACGAAACTGTTGTTGTTCCAGTGAACATCATCGTATTGCGTAATCCACGTTCTGAATCTGTCCATCAACGCGCCAGGTAGTGACAAGTCGGCAAAAGTTCTTCTGAACAAAATTGCAGAATAATTTGGCACGTCCACATATTGAAGGGCGGCCATAAGAAGTGCAGAACTCTTGCCTCCTCCGGCGGCGCCACCAAAAAGTGCCTCGATTGAATACGTTCTCAGAAAAACTCTTTGATTTATTGACGGCTTTTCAGGACAATACAAAGGTGGCTTTGGTTCTAGATATTCAAGAATTTTGTTCCAGTCACTCATAAACAAACGCCATATCCCATCGTAGACCAAGAAGTGCGCTAGTTTTATACAGCATGAAGAAACTTGTTCAAACCCTTATCAAATCGGCAAACAGGCCTACCTTCGCAAATATCTTGATGTCTTCATTTATACTGTTTACTGCAGTAGGAGGCTTTTTAATAGCGCCGCCTGTCGGCTTTATCATTGCGGGAGTTACCTGTGGAATTTTTGGCTATCTGTTGGGCGCTGAGTAACTAAAAAATGGCTTGGAACTCTTCTAAAAACAAATCGCTTGGCAACGGCGCGATTAAAGCGCTTGGTCCTGGCGCGCCCATAAATACTGACCCAGGCAGAGTCGGTAGGGCCTATCACGACCTTTGGGACATAGAGCGCGCATACAGAGAGGGTTTTCAAAAAATAACTTGGGTGCAGCGCTGCATAGACGCAATTGCCGGAAATCAGGCCAGACTCGCAATCATATTGAGAAAAGATAATTCCAGAGATGGTCAAATTTTAACTGGGCGAAGAGCGTTGCGTTCTCCGCTTATAGAAATATTCAACACAAAATCAAACGATGCAGAAAATGCATTCATCTTTAGGTATCGACTTTCATCACAACTTTTGATGAGTTCTCGTGGTGCTTTTATAGAAAAAATAAAAGGAAGAGACGGTCGACTAATTGGCTTGAGTTTGCTGCCGCCGCAATTCACGGCCCCAATACCGCATCCCAAAACATTTGTCGCTGGCTATGAAGTCTCAATGCCAAACGGAGACAAAATAGTTCTAAAAAAGGAAGATGTTTTGTGGATTAGAAGGCCACATCCGCTTGACCCTTATCTGTCCCTCACTCCGATGGAATCGGCAGGAATTGCAATCGAAATAGAAAACTTGGCA